CTCTAATTGCATAGGTACGAAGTTCGTATTTCTAATACGCATTGTGGTAAGATTCTCAGCTTGCATCTGAATATCCAACCACCCTATACTGGTAATTGAGTCACCATTTGTATGTGCGTTAGCCAAATCAAAATCAGTTATATTCTGACCAGCTTGTGGTGTGACCTTAATCAATACTTGTCTATACCCATCTGATGTAGTTGTGGCACTTGATGTAGCCGAATAAACTATATCGTTCTCTGCTATTACACCTGCACCATAGTCGATGTCACCACCACCATCACCCCAATTAACTGTGAAGTCACCAGTACATTGAACTGTAACGTAGTTATGAGACCTATCCCATACCGCAAACAAACCGTTAATTTCTTCCGTACTGGTTCCTCCCGTAATAGTAGGGAGAGTCAACCAATCACTTGGTCTCTCATAAGGTGCCACGGCTAAATGTATATCTGCTGGTGTGGCGTCAAACGCTGTTACTATACCAGTATCCTTAGCAGACCCCGATAGAGACCAATCACCATAAGCGCCAACCGTCCAAGCGTATGTGTCACCTGTTTGTGTTACTGTATCATAATGACCATCACCCTGTGGGATATCAAAGTTATAATATTCTATAGCAGTGGCACCTGTCGTTGACATTTTAAGGTATACAGTTTCACCAAAAGTAGTTGCGGTTATACCAGAAGTTGCGCCTGAATCTGAATACATTTGGATATCAACACTTAATGTTGGTGTCACTGGAGTACAAACTATTACGTCACCGTATTCATTCGTATTACCAGTTGAACCATCACTATCAGTATATATGTTATCGGCTATAGTATAGCCTGTGGAAACTGATGGGGTCGTATCTGTAAATCCAGATGCACTACTGAATATCGAAGTATCAGGTAATACCAATGTGGTATCAATTGGAACATTAGCTGTATATGCGCTCGTAGAGTTGGTAACGGTACCACCTGTGCTACAGGTTGTAGCAGTAAATCCTACCTGAGCAGGTGTCAATACTGGCGAACCATCACTATCATAATTGGTTACGTTAGGTAATACCAACTGTCCACCAGATTCAACAGTAACTGAGTAGGTTACACCTGAGTTAACTACTGTACCATCAGGGCATATTACTGTTGAGCCGCTAGTACCAGTGAAAGGTATAGAACATTCGCTACCTTCGGTCTCTACTTCAATTGAGTAATCAGTATACCAACCAGCCGTATAGTCCAATAGAACTGATTTAACGGGTGTTGAGTTGGGGTTACTTAATAGGTTGAAGCCATTGTCTTCGTTCTGACGTAGCCAGTTGGTGAAGTCTCTTGATGTTGATAGTTGGTCTGATAGTACATCTCTCTCATTGGAATCATCCTTCTCAAGGATGTCAATGAAGTATACTCTCATATTGTATTGGGAAACACTATTTTCTAGGTGGTCTACAGATGTTGGAACAATCCACATAAACGGGAACTGCTCATCAGCAGTCTCAAACGACTGCATATTATCGTAGAAGCCTTCTTCAAATTTCTGGATACCATAGTGTGGAGTAGCGAAATTATCGTTAATGTTGTCTATGAACCGATTATAAGTGTCTAACATATCTTTCTTTTTATCTATCTATAATTATATTATTGCCTGAAATGCTTTTACCACACAGATTATAATCCACGATAATTAATAGTAAACACAATATTATGCAGACAATTAAACTAAATGAGGAAAACTTCCAACTAATCAATAGCTTGGAAGAACTTAAAATCAAAGACTTTAAACAAGTCCTCGATATCGTCCAAGACGATAACCTATCTGAAGTAGAGAAACAAGTAAGACTACTTAACCTATTGAGTAACAACGCTATAACCGAAGACCAAGTAATGGACTTGGATTTGGAAGTGTTCGAAGAGTTGGTATCGATTATTAACGTTGATAATGCTGACTATCCAATCGAACCTATCTACAATCTTGGTGGTGTAGTATATAAACTAAAGGGTGATTTCCAGAACTTCAAGTTCACGGTTAACCAAATGCTTAACATACAGAAAGCAATGGGTACCGATATCAACGATTATATCCATCATATGATGGGATTCCTTTACCAGAACCCAAACTATAGCGCCAGAGAACGTGCTGAATCCTTTAAGGAACATATGACTATGGATTATGTATCACCATTCCTCAACCTATTATTAGCTAAGTATGGTTCGTAAGTGGGAAGACGTAACCTTGGGAATGTATATCGAGATAATCGATGTAATGAAAGATAGCGACCCAGAGGAATCTGATGGTAGCTTGGAGATTATATCCGTTATTCTGGACAAGTCCCTTGATGATGTGCGTGAAATGGACTATGATGACTACTTAAAGGTAGTCAATAGGATTAAGTTTATGAATGAACCTATCCCATCTAATGTATCAAATACAATTACATTAAGTGGTGTGACAATGGAGTTACTACCATTCAACCAATTGGAGTTCGGTGCCTTCATTGATATTGAGCATTACTTCGCAGATAAGAACAATTATACCCATAACCTTCCAAAGATATTTTCCATACTGTACCGACAAGTGGTAACACCCTCTGACACTTTAAATAACGCCACCTACGAGCCTTACGGTGACTGGCTGGACATACGAGGTATTTTATTCGAGAAAGTGCCTGTAACGGCTGTATATGGACTCGTCACTCAATATATGAACTTTCGCTCAAAGATATATAAGAACTATGAAGGGTTATTCCAAGAGAAGGAAGAAGCCTTGAGTGAGGAAGATGAGTTGGAGATTACTAAGGGTATGACCTCTAAAGAGAGGGAAGGGTATGAACACGAGAAAGCTGTGGGTAATTATGGGTGGGATTTATTCCTATTAAGGTTGGCTAACAATGACCCATTGAAAATGATGGAAGCCACTAAGCTTCCTATTATCTTTGCATTAAATATCTTGGGTATGCAGAATACTCTTCGTATGAGTTAATCTATTACTCTATAACTGGTCTTACCTCTACGGTCTTTCTCCGCTTTCAAGCAACGCTTTCTATTTTTTTCTGGACTAACATAACTAACGTGAACCCAGTCAGGGTTTGCATCGTCACCGAATTCAAAAATCAACTGGTCAAAGTCCAAATGTTCTTTTATATACCAGAAGATTTCAGCGTTGGTAACACCACCGAATACATCAGCATCAATATCTATTGCCTGACCTTTGCAGTGTTGGGATGTCTTAGAACCCCCTATCCTACCGTTAAGCGCTTCACTCCTAAAGAATGATGAAACATATAGCGGCTTGCCGAAGTGCTCTCTAACCCTATCGAAAACCTCTGTACCAAGCGTTTGCATTGCTTTCCATTGGTCAGAGTTGGGTACGTTATGAATACCATACTTGATGGCTGTGTTGGATTTGGTAGCTTCGTGGTAGCTTAGATATGTTGAAACTCTATTTGCCACACTTCTTTATCAGCGAATACAATCCAAACCTAGTCTTCAATAATTTAACCATTGGCTTTGGTAACCATCCAAGCTCACCAAGATTCTCAAGGATTGAGGTGAAGTATACGCTCATAAACCCAGATATCAATATCGTTGGTAACAAGGCGAATACTACTGTTGCCTTAGCCATCCAGAACCCCAATGAAAGCATCAGAGTGGTTACTAGGAAATATATCGGCATTCTCCATAGTCTGAACGAGACAAACCTTTTCTTGAAGATTGCTTTAGTAATACCTGTTATATAGTCGATTAGCATCAATGACCATAACGTATAGATGGCTTCTGGCGAATCCCATACGAAACCACCAATGAACGTAGTTATTACGGTAAATACTGCTACAAATGCAGTATGAACGTGACCATAAGCGAAACCTATGGTACTAGTAAAGAAATCTGTAGCTGAAGTGAACCCAAAGAAATGTGGTTTAAAAGTCATAGTTGATAAAATTAAATAGATTAATTCCAGAAAGCTAAATCGCAATCATCATAACCACCATCGTTAGGACTCATATCGTCTCCGTTATCTGTGGTGTATTCTGAGAATAACGAACCATTCTCACATAGATACACACTCAACCTCTTAGCATAGAATTCGGCTCTATCACGTAGTTCATTCCTAACATACTTCATAGCATCCAAATCAGCATTAGCTGCGTAATCTCCAGTCTGAGTCATCACACCTTTATTTTTCAACTGATAGTTGATGAATACCGATGCTTGTTCAGCCGTTCTATGAGCTAAGGCTGGTTTCACCTTATTCATTAGAGTTATCTCATTAGCGGTAAGCGTTTGAGCGCTGAAAGCGTCTTGTAAGTAATCGTAGAAGTTAGTTCCAAGGATATCTTGAATGTAACTATCTTGAGCCAATTCAGCAGTGGATCTAATCTCAGCCCACTCTACAAGGTCTCCTATCGGTGTAAAAGCTTTTATATATGCTTCTGATACGAATAATGTTCTAGCCATTGTATATTAGTTTATTTATTTTCGTTATTTTCAGAGTCATCACTTTCCATAGCTATAGGCTCACCACCGTAATTCAATTCAACTGAATCAAGCTTGAAGATGACACCCAATTGATTAACAGTTAAGAAACCATTGATTATTCTCTCGATGTCTTTCTGTGCTGGTTCAACGAAACTCTTAACAAAGATGTCATAAGATGTTGCAAGCTCAGTAGAGTTACCTAGAGAACCTGGAGTCTTAAGACCAACTAATGTTGGGTTGATACGGTGAGCATAACAGATGTTACGTTGTATCTGGTCAGCAGTCACATTGAATTGCTTATCAATGTTGCTTACCGCAATCGGCTCGATGTCTGGTGCAGTGTCTTTACCGTCACTGAAGAATACCATAGCCTTACCAGTGTTGGAGCTTCCTTGGAAGTTCTTCTTAACACCGTTAAGGATAAGTCTCTTCTCTTCCTCATTTGCTGGCTTCTTGTAGAATTTAAGTGCCATAGAAGGGTTGATAGAGTTCTCTATGTTAGACTTGTGGTAGTTTGATATCTCACCATCCAACTTCATCCAGTTTGCACCAGATGCGTATTGTGGTAATGTATTCCAGTTAACCGTTGGGTTAGGGTTGATGAACCTGTATATCTCAACTCTCTCACCATTATTATCCGATGGTGCGTAAGGTGGGAACTTAACTGTAGGGTATCTACCTTGTTCTCTCCAATCGAAGTTGTAGTAGTAAGCGTTTATCTCTGACACATCCTTTGGGTCTACACCTATTCTTATCTTAGAAGGTTCTATTCTTTTAAGTTTTAGAATGCGACTCTTATCGCTGTTCCAATATACTTTGAAGTATACGGTACCGTGGATAAGATAATCCAACGTTAGTTCGTTCAGTGAGTGCTCTAAGCTATTCTCACCATCAATAAGGTTGATGAATTGCTTCATCTCTACCTTCTTCATAGTTTCTAAGTTCTCTTCTCCTTCAATGGTGAATCCAGCACCTGATATAAGGTTACGCTTGAATTCAATGATTGCTGAGTGAAGACCTGAGCTATTGTATAAGTTGTTAAGTAAATCTGGATAAAGATTATCCAATCCGAATAGGATATGTCCATTACCATTATATCGTTCTAGATAAGGTGTTGTTAAGTCGTAGTTTCTATTAAAGAAGTCAGCCGACTGATTGTACACACCAGTTGGTGTATATGACATCTCAAGGTTCTCTGGCACCACTTCTGGTGTTTTCTTACCGAATTCTATTCCTAAAAATTTCATTATAAATATATGTTATTAACGTTTGAATTATTATTGTATTCAACAGGGTATCCATTCACGAAGTATCTTCCTTCTTCCAATATTCTACCAGTTGTTCCTGATATCTCTAGAGTTTGTGTTGCGCTCTCGTATACTTCATACTTCCCCCAACCATACTCTAAGTTAACGGTACTAGCTGAAAGATTCTCATAAGTGGTTCCACTCTCAGTCAATTCAAATAAGTTAAACCTTCTTTGATATCCAGAAGTATCTGTCATATTGAATAGCTTTTGCTCACCACTGGAATCATTAGTGAAGCTGAATAAGTATTTGGGGTTGCCCAATTGAGACCTCTCCGTTAAGGTGAAGATAATTGAGTTTTCTGTATCTTTATTGATTGTTATCATATCTTAAAGTATTCAGTTATAATTATGGTAAAAAACGTTTTGTAAATAAAAAAGCCTACCCATTAAATGGATAGGCTTCAATTATAAAGTTATAGTTGGTTACCTATTATAGTAAACCTGCGATGATTGAAGAGTCAACCTCTGGCATCTGCTCTGGTTCCTCAGACAAGAATGTCAATGAGTATTTAGTACCATCTGCCTTAACAACACCCGAACCTTCTCCTTGTGCGGATAGGTTTGCACCATTTGCCCAGCCTTGCGCCCAATAAAGGTCGTTGGCATCTTGCATAATGATGAATAAGTTTTGTTGACCAGCAGCCAATAATGCTAATGAGTTTCTCTTAACAGATTCTCGTCTTGGTATAATCAAGCTAGATGTAGTTGAGTAGTATGTTGAACCATTCTCCAAAGAGATAGTACCATCCTCAACAAAGCTAGATGTATTCTTGTTAAATTCGTATTCAACCATTGTGGTACCACCGCTTAGAGCAACAGCCGTTAGCGTTCCTGAAGTTTCAGTTGTACCAGTTACGTAGTCAAAAGGAATTACATAGAATTTCTTGATACCACCCAAGTTGTTGTTACAACCTCTTTCGATTCCTGTTAATATATTACAAGCCATTTTTTATTTAGTTTTATTTGTTTTGTTATCTTAAAAAGAAAAGGGGCTTGACTGTAGCAGCCAGCCCCTTTCATTATTATCGTTTAGCTAATCTTAGCTGTACATTACGATTTCAGTACCGTATGCATATGATACAGCAAACTTAACTCGACCAACAACTCTTACAGTGTCGTCACCAGTTACATCCAATTGAGGTAGGATTCTGATGTCCTCGAAGTCTGCCATAAGGTCAGAGATAAGGAACAAGTTAGTAGACTCAGCAGCAGCCATTCTGTTTGCTGGAAGACCTTGGCTCAATACCATTGGAATACCCAAGAAACTTGGTGCAGCAACTTTCAAGTCGTAGTACGCTTCAGATGAAGCAGCAGCAACAGCTTGGCGGTAAGCAGCCATAATGTTAGAAGAAACGTATAGTTTCATATCTGGTGAGAACTTAACAGCCTCTGGAATCACATCGTATACGCTGCTGATTTCAGCAATTACGTTAGAAGATGTAATAGTAGTTGCACTTACGTCAACAACATCACTATCAGCAGTCCATTGTCCGATAAGACCTTCACATAAAGGAATTGGGTAAGTTCCACCTGTGTTAGAAACATCACCTTGCCATACCAATTGTTCGAAGTCAGCAGACATTTTCTTGCTCAACTCAGAAGTCAAATAGTTTCTGAAGTCCTGTGGAAGGAAGTCAGCGTGGTTAGAACCGCTAGCCATCTCGTGAGAAACGAAAGACGTTTCAAGAGTTGATTGGCAAATTGCGAAGTTAACCTTAATAGGACAAGCATCTACCAATTTCTCAGATAGAGTACCAGCACCTTGGTCGTTGAAAGTACAAGAGTCAGATTGAAGAACTTCTCCAAATCCACCCTTTCTCACACGAGCCTTATCCTTAACATCCAAGATTGGAGTGAAGGTTTCTTTAGACCCACCTTGAATAAGTGCAGCCGCATAAATCTCAGCGCTATCTACTGGGTTAGTAGTTGATGTGTCTGTGATATCAAAAAGTAAATTCTTTTTCATTTTAGTTTATTTTAGTTTATAGTTTATTATCTCGTTACTATCTATAATTAGTATAATAACAATTTTGTTAATTCTTAACCCTTTGCTCTGAAATTCTTGATGAAATTAAGTCTGTTATCGTCCTTAGAGAATTCAACAGCTTCCTCTTCTTCAGCTTCGCTTCCTTCCAACTTGGAATTCAATTCAGCAATCATAGCCAATAGCTCGTCATACTTAGCGTTTACCAGTTCTCTAACAGCGTCAGATACTTCTTCTGGTGCTTCCTCAGCAGGTGCTTCTTCTTCTTCAGCTACTTCTTCCTCAGCAGGTGCTTCTTCTTCCTCTTCTTCAGATTCAGCTTCAACTTCTACCTCAGCTTCCACTTCAATCTCTTCTGAGTCTTCAGCGTCTTCAGCAGCAATTTCTTCTTCCTCTTTTTCTTCTTCGAAAGTCTCAGTAGATTCTGCTCTAAATTTTTCAATCATTGCCAATTCTTCTGGCATTAAGTCTTCAATTTTCATTGTGTCTTCGTTTTTAGTTTTATTATTATTAAATCGTTGGTCGGTCAACTCTAGGTCAAACATTCCCTCTACAGAGAACCCGAACTTGTTATTACCTTTTATTTCGTTAGCCCAGATATCAGCATCATCAACCTTAACCTCAAGGAACCAAGTTCCAACTGGTAGGTTATCAAATCCATACATCTTAGACTTATCGTACTCAGAGTCCTCTATAATCCAGTTAGACTTGATGAATGCGCTTTCAACTGCTTCAGCGTGGTCTAGGTTTATTTGGTACCCCTTGTTTTCTTTGTTAAACTTCTCAGCCAACTTCTCAATTACTTCCTTGGTGAAGACTACGTAAAATTCGTATCCGTCTGCATCACGTCTGTATAAAGGTAAGTCAGGTATCATTGCAGGACCTGCAACAATTTGTTTATCTGAATTGGAATCGAACTTAAATTCATAAGCGTTATCCTTATTGAACGCCAATCCCATTTCCATAATGGCTGGCTCATCAACAAAGCTAACGAAGTTTAATCCAGCATCAATGCTATCTAAAGCAATAGTATATACTGGTAACCCTTTATTTTCTTTATCTTCCATATCTTTAATTATTATTTCTACGTTATTGTTAATTTCATATACTTATAAAGACGAAATCACTTGCGGTCATCGTTGTATTGCGAAGCTGGAAGAACATACCATATGCCAACGCATCTGCGAAGTCAGGGCTTCTACCTAACAACCTCTTCATCTCTGTCTTGGTTATCAACTCAAGCTTATCCATACTCTCTCGTGGCTTATGCTTGATGATACTTAATTCCTCTTCTATGTCCTTCCTGAAGATTGGGTCTTCTATCTTTACCTTACCTTCTTTCATTAGCTCTGATAGCTTGAAGAATAGCTCGGCTTTAAGGTTCTTATAACCATCGTTCTGTATGGTCTTACCATTGTTGTGTATCTCTCTGGCGCTTGGTAGGTATTGCTTAATGTATTTACCCACACCGTCAGCATCGTAGCTTATATTGTCTGTACGGATGTTGTGCGTCTTAGCCAGTTCCTTTATCCTATCTACTATTGTCTGGTCATTCGCCTTGTCATACTCCACTATCTTCTTGACAGTTAAGCCTGACCATACCACGAAGATACACTTATCACTGGTGAAGGCGATGTCACAACTCATTCGCATCGTGTCATCATCATCCAAGTATATAGAAGTGTCGTATGCTAACTGTATATCACCGAACTTGAATAGTGATGTCTCATCATCAGCTACATCCCACTCACCTCTTAACAACCTGCGCTTCTCGTTGAGGCTCATTGTCCTCTCAAGGTTGGATAGGTATTCTTTACTGATGTGTGGGTTGTCGCTTGGTAGCGCTTGGATAAACGCTTGGTAGTCCTTTAGGTTATCCTCTATGTTAGGTACGTAGTATTCTCTGTATAGGAAGTTCTTGGATGGGTTACAGGTCATCAATAGGAAAGGCTTGATATCGAACTCATTGTTCTTCCACCTACCAAGTCTCGATTGGAATATCTCCTTACCTCTCTCATCTATCTCACCAGCCTCATCGATTACACCAAAGGTGAATAAGAGTCCACCTAATCGTGTATACTGTGGGTCTGATGGTAGATACCTTAGCTCAGTTAATACTATCTCAGAATCATTGAAGAACCTTATGATACCACTCTGTGAGTTATAGTTATAATGTTCACCAGCCTTCAACCCCCAGTCACCCAATACTTCCATCAATGAAACCACCGTGGTCTTCTTAAGCGTTGTAAGCTCGTTTCTCGCCAACCCTATGCGGATAGCCTTATGTTGAATACACTTCATTACAAGCAATGCTGCAAGCACATAGGACTTACCTGAAGACAGTGAACCCCCATAGACAACTTCTGTTGTATGAGGGTTATCAAACAGTTTGAATATCTCTGCTTGCTTTGGTGTTGGTTTGAAGTTAATCTCTGTTGCCATCTATGATTCCAATTTTAATTAAAAAATGTATATAGTATACAACACACCTATGGGAATGGTTGTTAACATTAATCCAATTCTTCTTCTGGTAGATTATGTCTATCTGTTGGGTCTTCCTCTTCTGGTTCTTCAGGTGGGTTAGGTAGGTCTACTATAGGCTCTTCTTCTGGTTTAATGAAGTTGAAGGTGATACCGTTACCTGTAACATTCACCTCTTTCTTCTCAGTGTAATTACCAGCCATCTTGTTAAGCATATCCAATGACTTCAATAGGTGTTGCCTATCGGCATCATCCTTACATTGTTCGATTAGTTCCATCAAATCTTTAATGATGATACCTCTATTAATCTCGTATTGCTCATCAAGTTGCGCTCTATGCTTGGTCATCAACTCTTGGATGTAAGGCACTCTCATAAGCTTATATGCAGCCTTAGACGCATATATAGGGTCTTCAACCTTGAAGGCTTTCATATACGCCTTATCCTGTCTGTTACCATTGGCTAGATATTCTTTTACGAATTCTCTATGTCTAGCTCTCTTTTCTTTCTTTGTTTTTCGTGGCATAATTTCTTATCTTATATAGTATTAGTATTATTGTGGCTATGGTCAACATTAGTCGAATCGTTCGAACTGTACCTTAGTTATGTCCTTTATATAGTCTTCCTTCTCGGTGTCATATATTTGGAAGATGTCGAACCCTAGATTAAGATAGTTATCATAGTTCTCTTCCTTAACCGTTGGTGAGAAGGTTACCTCACCCAGACCAGCTACATTCTTAGTTATAGTTACACCGTCATATTCTGGTTTAAGTCTGATTAAAAACATAAGCTTTTAATTTACGATGCATCCTCGCACGACACGCTGAACAGTTCCTTGAGAATTCCTTGTTATTAACATATATCTCATTGTGTAGCTGTTGCATCTCAATCCTAGCAGCATTGGATACTATCTTAAACGTGGGGTTACTCTCAAGGAAATCCTTTACTCTTGATTCAATTGGTTCCATACCGTCTTCATTCTTGCGAATACCCTACCTCTACAAGGCGGGCAACTCTTGCCGTGTTCTTTATGCTTTGGAAAGTGATAGTTATGTAGGGCAAATAACTCTTCAGTCTGCCACCCTTCAATTCGGTTCTTACCTTTAAGGCTTTCAAGCACCGTACCTAACCTATCATTAAAATTCTCCATACTATTATTAATTAGTTTAAATCGCTATCTGTTCTCCCATAGGTAAGCTAATGTTGACACCATAACAGCCATTATAAATGATTGGGATATACATAATGTTATCCAGAATGATGAACAGAAAAGACAGGTAACTAATCTGTATAGTCCCTGTCCTATCTTATTCCACTTATCGTAGTTCTCTTCCTTGAAGCCCATCATTCGCTTCGTATGTATCATTGGTTCACTATACACAAATAGTACAGCCAGTCCAAAGTAAAATAGTAGTTCAGCTATCAGGATCTCCATCGTATCCGTCTTTTAAATATTTCTTTAGGTTCTTAATCATATAGTAAGTTGAGGTTCTATTGACCCCAATATATTTGGAGAGTTTACCAGAGGTATTATAATCACCACTTATAGCTAGGTCAAATAGTATCCTGTCTGTAACACTGAGCTTACTTCTCTGACCTTCGATATGGGCTACCTTGCGTTGGTGTTCGAACTCCTTCTCCAACACTTCATCCTCATCGCCCACCTCATCCAGACATTCCTCATAGTTGAAGTTATCCAGTATCTGAAGGTCACCACCTTCAATGAATGTCTTCTTGAATTTGGTACCATTCCACTTCACTTGCTTGTTCATAAAGTTAACTACTATACTCTCAAGCTTACCTTTCTGAATAAGCGCTTCTAAGACATCTTGCTTCTCAATGATATACAGATATGACTCGGTTACCAATGTGTCGGCTAAGTCCGTCCTAGATAGGTTAGAGAGGATGTTATGGGCTATACCGTTAAGCTTCGGTGTATTCTCCGAATAATAATTGTCGATGATTGATTTGGTGGATTTCATTAGTCTAATAGTTGTTTAAACCTTTTCTTATTATCCTTCAACTCTTTCAAAGCTCTATATTTTAATTCGTTTACATTTTTGTGAGTTTTATTATCAACCTTGGCTATCTCTTCAGTTGTCATTGGGTCACACCCTATACCAAAACTCCTTATCAATACACTCTTACGTTTCTCTGTTGAGACTATCTGGTTAATCATATATAACATAGTATCAGTGTCAACACGTTCTTCTTCTTCAATCGGTACTGTTAACCCTGCGAAATGTTTATTAGGGTCACCGAATTCATTTTTCTCATTGAAGTCAGCGTTGAAGTCTACCTGTGGTCTCCACACTTTAACAGTAGTATATTCATACCCAAGCATTAGTTGGTTGAACCTTGTGTTACATTTGTTATAAACACCTATCTTAGCGTATGTTACAAATGAGGCTTTCTTTGTTGCATCGTATTTCTTGGTGGCATTCCACACAGCTTCCATACCAACACCCATATAATCTTCAAATGTAGTATCTTGTCTATAGTGTGGCTTGGCATCAAGCGTTGTCTTGGTGAAGCTATCTGCGATACTTCTAACCAATGGTAACGTACAGTTGATTACTGTGTCCATATCATCTATTTTAATAGCCTCAATGAACTGGTCATTGGTTAGTAGCTTATACTTCTTACTATTTTCTTCCATCATAATGTGTAACTTAATATGTAAATATTACTCTTGTTCGGATTTTCAGGGTAAATGTTACAGGCTTCATCCTTGGTCATATCATCGAATCTTGTGTGTGTATATACTACTGTATTATTCATAGTTGCTTTAGTTTAATTATTGTCGCATTTTCTATGGGATATGCACATACATCCTTTAATATTATCTCAGTATCACCAGAAGTAGTCTTAGGCATTGGTACATTCTTCTCAATACTATGTGACGAAAGTAGGTCGAAAATAAGAAGAATAAAGTCTTCCTTATAAAATGCATAGTATGTCACGTCTATACTTGGGAATTCTTTACTCTCTTCTATCATTTTATTTACCTTATCCAGTTCCAGATATGCCGTGGGATAATCATCGTGGCTCAGGTCTCTTATCTTTACCTCTACCATCTCTATCTGTCTACCTCTCGTTATTAAAGCGTCCCACGACTCATATGAGCCTATCTCACTCAATCTTATTATGTTCAGGGTTGGTATCTTATCCTCCAACCATTTGAGGGCTTTACGCTCACTCTTTTCACTCTCTGTAAATTTGCACATCATTCCAAAAATGTTTTTACTTTACGTTGTTATTGTTTATGTTCCTATAGTAATAAATATAAGGCTAATCCAAGAAGTTCGAATTATTATTAAAAAAAAGACCCACCCAAGCGCAGACAAGGCTTGAAGGTGGGTCGCGGGCAGAACGCCCTTATAGGCAGAACGCCCTTATATTATAATCAACCATTAACTGGCTAACATTTTCTCTTTATTACGAGTCAGTAATTCATCGTATATTAATTGAAGTACTTCATCTATTTTAGGTTCATCGATAGATAGGTCAGATGATAGTAGCGTACACCATTCGTTGAATAAGTCTTCCTTATCTTTCATTAAAGCAGCGCACATCTCATAACCCTCTTGGTCTACCAATAACACAACATTAATGGCAATTGAATTTAGTTTGGTATATATCTTATCACCCATTGGTGTAGATAGAATCCATTCCATTATCTCGATATCATCTACCTCGTATTCCACAACCATCTATTAATAATTATCTTTTATTAGATTCTGTTTTTTTCATACCGATTCATAACTAAAGATTTAGTTGTCAGATATTATCTAGTCCACTTATTTTTCTTACGTGGCTTATAGGGTGTACAGCCTGTTCTGGTCTTCGTTGGTCTAACGTCTGGATGCTCTGATATCCAAGAGTCAACACAGTCCATACATCGTTTATAGTATATATCACCTGGGTTCCAGCTACCGCAATTCAATAGGTATGCATCCTTGATGGTTACCTTCTTTATGATTGGTGGTGTGGGTATCTTAGTTATCTGTTGTGTTACTGTTGCTGGTGGTTTAGGAAAGCTTTCGTATTCCACTACCGTTATTATATCAGGTTGTTGTGTTACTATGTTATTGATATCTACTGTAGTGGTCTGTCCTGATATGATGTTAGCGTTGATGAGTATATTCAGTTCTTCAAGGAGTTCTGCAACTTGTTGGATATACGTACCGTTTGATGATGCCATTATTTCTTAGTTTTGATTGTGTTTATTATCTTCTCTAGCGTTTCAGCTATCTGTTGGATGTATGTATTCATAGTATAAGTAATTAGGTGTTGAAGGTAATATGTTAATTTTTGTACCCCCTACTACCCTATATGTTCTTCTTTCTTCTATATACAGTAGTATGGGATACAAAATTATATCCACTTAGTTTGTATAAACACTTGACATATTGAAAAGGATTGTGTATCTTTATACTATAAATTAAGAGATATGAGATTTAGATTAGTAAAAGAAGGAGTGAATTTAGGTAACTTCAAGTCAATAAATGATATTGCAGTACACATTGGATGTACAAGACAGCATATATATCTAACAAGGAATGAAGGTAAATTCAGTTTCCTTAGAAAGAATTATGAAATAATTGATAGATTAAGTGAACTTTCGTAAAGTTGATGATATTTATTTAATGATACAAGGTCGCAAGACAGTATCCTTGGGGTATAGGTGGGGGTTGCTTCTCACCTTTCCCTCCCCAAGTAAAGAGTTAAAGGGAACATAATAGAGTATTAAGGGATAAAGAAATGACAAACACATTAGATTACTACACAAACATCAAGGCACCAACGGTTGTCTCTGGTATTACTTCAACTGAATGGTTGAATATGATTCAAGATAACGAGTATAGGGATATCATCCAAGACCTACGTAATGGTTATGGTGATAAGACTAGGATTAAAGAGTCACTACCTTGTGTTACATACAATTACAACTTTACTGTAAAGAGAGCCAATGCTAACGTATCTACTTCCACTGGACTCTTCTTCATCGATATTGATGATAGTTCCTTTAACCCCTCTGTATTGGACTCAGAGAAGGTATATGCTTACTATAAGTCGTTAGGTGGTGATGGTTATCACATTATCGTACAAGTAGCAGATATACCAACTGATTCTTATAAATCTACATACCGACAGATTGTCAGTGAATTGGGTATCCAAGAGTATGCAGATACGGGCGCAGCCAAGATAAGTCAACCTACCGTTCTTTCTTATGATAGGAACCTATACCGTAATGAGTCTTCTTATGTATTTTCATCTACCACTGAAAGTGTACCCCCTACTAGTGTATATAGAAAAAAAAAAGAAACATATAGGGTAGTAGGGGATACAAAATTGGATAATGATACTTACAGAATTAGATATGATAACCTAAGTGCTTATGAGTTCAATGGTGATTATATGGTAGACTGGGGTAACATAGATGTAATAAAAGCTTACATACCTATCAACAAGGTGTCTAATGGTAATAGAGCATCTAGTATGATGGCATACGCAGTTAACCTATTACACCTCAACCCTTGGTTATATAAAGAGAAGATGATAGGTATGTTAGGTAATGTTAATAGTACTATGTGTATCGAACCATTGGCTAATCAACAGATATTTAGTATCGTTGAATCGGTATTCAAATATAAAGAAGAAGGCACCTTAGAACCTATCTATAGTAAGAAGAAGAGAAGTATTATCTTTAAGGAAGGTGCTGGCTGGACTAAGGAAGATAAGATGAGTACAGTTCACGCAGTAATGCGTGAGAAGCGTTCTAACGACAGTATACAGAAATTGTATGGTATCATAGAGGAATGGGATTTCGATGCGTTAGGGAAGCTCTCAATACGTAAGGTAAGTAGTAACCATCCAATCAGTACCAAGACGGTAGCTAAGTATTGGGGAGAGTTCAAGGAATATGTAACAGAATTAAATAACGAGTATAGATTAAACAAGTGTGGGGGTGAACGAAAAACGCATAAGGGTTATAAATGGGAATATAAAAACTAAGATGGAAATAGGAGAGAAACAAAGTAGAGGTAGACAGAAAGGTATGAAGATAATATTCCGTACCAGATATAAGGACATCACCAATGGTCTAACGACCCATATAACCTCGTTTAATCTCACTGAGGACATCCGTAGCTTCACCATTAAGATAGGTGGACACTATCTACCAGAAGAAAGAGAAGGTGGCTTAGAAGCGCTTAAACGGCTTGATAGAGATATTAAGAAAGATTTGCGGTGGCACCTTGGGGTGAACGGTGATATATGGAATGTACTCATAAGTGACTTGGATTATTTCAAGACACCATTTACCAGTGGTTCATCCTACGTTGAGTTGGATATTACAACTATCCTTCACTGGGGTGTGACCGAGTGGGATGCGTGTAGGGGTGATGTTATGAGGGTATTGGAACTGGTTAAGGATATCCTTGAAGATGCGCCATTTACCTATACAGAAAAAAAGATTAAAAGAAAATGAACTTTTGGGTAGTAGCCCTATATTTATAATAAACAACAAGAAACTATGAGAAACGAAATGATTAACATTATTGAAAAACAACAAGGAGAATCCTTGATGGCTTACCTTAACGATATCTTGGATATTGATTACGATAAGAATATCATCCACATCACCAACAAAGAGCAGCATAAGGAATACTGTAAGATAAACGCTTCACACCAATATAGAGGTGGTGACAATGCCTTCCAAGAATGGGTATCTTATTGCCTGTTTGGTGGTGAGGATTGGTTCCTTTATGTGGAGATAGGTGAATTCTCTAAGAAGTGTCAATACAATTCTAATGGAGAGTTGGAGAAGTCTGTTAGCTTAAGTGATAACGAATGGTATGTTAAAGAAGAAGATAATGACTAATAACGAAATGGACGAAATGATTAAAGCAACAGATGAATTGGCTAGCCATTTGGTAGCCAACGCAAATAAATTCGCAGAGGCTCTATACTATGAAGAGTTTGAGACGTGTGAGGCTATCACCAAAGAGAAGAATAAGTATATAACCCTTTACCTTCAAGTGATGAGCCTATATAGTGACGTAGATGACTACCAAGCTGTGGTCACATTGAATGAAACCTATGACCTGATTGTGGAGAAAGTAACAGAAAGATTGAAATAAATTTGGTAGTCTCAGATATTTTACTTATCTTTGTACCATACTAATCAAAACTAATCAAATGAAAAACGCATTACTGATAATCTTTTTACTATTGAATGTCACCGCACAAGGGCAAACTTCAAGACTTATAAAGGATTTGACCAGAATATCAAATAATAATCGTAAGATAGAAAGAGAACAGGCGTCATCTCAATATGAGTGGGATGTGATAATTGATTCTTTGGGTACCTCTAAAGAAGGGTTGTATAATATGACTAAAATGTTTATAGCCGAAACTTGGAATTCTGCTAATAATGTGATTCAGAATGATAATAAAGAGGGTGGTCAAATAGTAGTTAAGGGGTCAACACATAAAACAGTATATGAAAATTACGGACAAGTTAAGATAACTAATTACTACAGGTACACCATTAAGTTCTACCAAAAGGATGGTAAAGTTAGAATGATAATAACTGATGTTAACCATAAACTAACCACACCACATAGATGGTCAGCTTACCCTGTTAACTTATACAGTCCATTCCGTACCAGAATGAAAAGTGGTTATGCCGCACATAATTATAATACGGTAAAGACAGGTATCAGTAAGAATCTTCAATCATTAGTAACTAGGTACGCAAAATATATCCAACAAGAAGTGGTTGTTGATGATAATGATTGGTAATAAAGACTTGCAATTGTCAAATTAATTGCGTATCTTTGTATCGTTGAAAGACACATTCCAGAAAGTGATTCCCACCAAGCGTTGATGATTTATACTTGTTTGGTTGAAAGGTGGGGAAAAGAAAAGAGGGCTTAAGCCCTCTTTTCACGTTTATATACTTTCCTATCATAGACCTTACCAGATGGTTTAACCTTGGTTATCATCTTGCGTCTAATGATGGCTTTCTTATGTCTATCACTATTATCCACCTTCAAGTAATGATGCGTTCTCATACTCAGTTACAGTCTCCTGAGTACCTGTTATCTCTGTCTCAGAGATGCTTACGTTAGCGTTAACCGTTACTGGTTGAGACTCTTCAACTCCACCACCAACTGTGTTAAGTCCACCACCTGTACCAACGAATGATACGTTAGGTGCGCCACCATTAGGTACGTCTGGTTCTTGTATTGCAGGTGGTTTAGGTATACCTCTTGGGCTACTACCACTTCCACCACCAGATGGTGTGTACTTGGATGCTGCGATAGCCGCAATTTGGATAGCACCAGTAACACCAGCCAATGCTGCCATAACAGGACCCATCACAACACCAGCAGGTCCTAACGATGCACCAGCATTGAAACCAGAGATAACAGCTTGTGCTGTACTGATAACCGCTTGCACGATACCAAGTGCTTTGTTAGCCTCGAAAGCTTTCTTTCTAATCTTCTCTTGTTCCTTCTCATTACCTTGAGCCGCATCCAATTCATTTTGGAATATGGTATTGGTAAGGTTGGTCAATGCACCAGCGAAGCTTGATGCGGCAGCTAGACCTTGTTGGATGGTAGCTTGTCTTGCTTTCTTTATATCTTCTTGAGCCTTTATCTCAGCTTCCTTACGCTTCTCTGTTTCCTCACCCAAGGCTACACTATGTTCAGCTTCCAATAGAGCCTTCTCCTGAAGCTGTAGAGCGTATAACTCATTCTCCATTAGACCAGCCTCTTCCAGAGCCACTAGCTTCGCTTCAGCAGCTGCAATCTCATTTTCGATACGTTTGGACTCTTCCGTCTCTAAGGTATTGGTAAGCTCTGTCTCAGCATCAATCTCATCAAAGATGACTTGGACACCTTCTTTCTTAAGAGATATCTCATTAACCAATTGCTCTGACCTTTGACCAGCAATCCTTTCTTCAATCTCAGCCAATTGGGTTTCAGCCTCAATGACCTCTTTAACCAGTTGGATGTTACCTTTATTTCTAGCTTCAGCAGCTTGAGCCGCAGCTAACCTTTGGTCTGCAAACGTCTTTTCAAACGCAGCTTGTTCTTCCAATATCTTACCCAACTCAACGTTGGCTTCCATTCGTTTTGCTATGGACTGGGATTCATCGTCTCTTATTTGACGTTGTTCTTCTGCTCTCTTTTGGAACTCCAATTGAGCCTTAGCTCTTTGGGCTTCAGCCAGTTCAGCAGCATTAGTTAAAGCTGTTTGTGCTTGGGCAGCTTTAAGGGTTTCCTTACCGTACTCCACCAAATCATCAACGGCAGCACCGACAGTTTCCTTAACCTCTTTACCGAACTCAACAATATCCTCCTTAACCTCAGCGAAACCACCTTTTGCAATCTTAGCAGCCTCAGCAAACTCACCCTTGAATAATGCGGATAGGGCTTTACCAAGCGTTGGTACTAGATTGATTATACCATCAAACCTATCGGTAACGAATTCCTTAATGCTCTTACCGAAGTCTTTAAGAGATTGAAGTGGGTCGGTGAATAGGTCACCAAGCCATTCAGCCAAAGGTATGATACCCTTCTGAACGATGCTATCAAGTACAATCTCAAGGGCTGTACCAGCAGTTGATAGGAAGTCAGCAGCCTTTTGGTTACGACCTAACGCTTCCTTTAATTGTTGGAATGCTGCAACAACCAACCCAACGATACCAAGAGACTTAAGGAACGTACCAACAGACTTACCAAGACCCTTGAAACCAGCAGACATACCTTTGGTAGCCTTCTTACCAGTCTTCTCAAGCTTCTTGACTTCCTTATTCAGGGTCTCAATATCCTCACCGAAGTCCCCAGTAGCGTGATTCAAATCATTGATATGGTCAGTTAGTTTCTGGATAGACTTTTGCGGTTGCGAAGTATCTATCTCAATACCTAATACTATCTTCTTTGCCATTGTTTATTATTCTTTATTTAATCCACCAGTCATTACCACCAGTACTTATAAAAGTGGTTGATGATTGTGGGTCTATAGCTACTGATGTGGTTCCTTGAACACTATCAGCCACCCCAACATCTACTGTACCAACGTTAGCAATATTATCTACTCTAACTACTGTAAGCACCCTACCAGGATTAGCATTGGCGCTTGGCAGCGTAGCCGTTACATTATTGGATGTACAATCCATAAATACTGTGTCGGCAGTAATTGTCATTGTATATGCTGACGTTGTTGCTGAAGCAATGTTATCAATTGTTGCTCTACGATTTGTTAAATCACCATCTGAGGTTAGTCTCATCGACTCGTGATTCCACGCACTATTATTATGTGAATCTGTAGGGTCTGTATACCATACAAAGTCTTTATCTCCATCGACTGCCAGCCACGTATCACCATAACCTTCATTATATATAACTACGGTATCTGGGAATACTACGTTATTAGTACTACCAAGTCCAAATGCTACTCGCCTATTTGAATCATTGACCACGGTATAACCAGCAGCAGCAGTTGTTCCTGTGTTCTGATTAACTATTTGATGTCTCACAGTACCAGAAACGTTAGCAATAATGGTCAATGGGTCTAACTCCACTATCATAGAGCCTGTGGATCCATTTATTTTAACAGCGTGTCCAATTCTTTGTACGGCATCTATCCCCGTAGGGTGTATATCTGTCATAGTACCACCAGTACTTAGGTAAAGAATATCACCTGCTTTGAAGGCTGTGGTATCAAACCCCCCTAATAAACCAGTTGTGATTATAGATATAGTCTGACCGTCAGATTTTGTTTCTGCGGCTACCGCCAATGTCTCACCTTTTGAAAAGTCTGTATTATCAGCTAAAGCTACTTGTGGAAAGTTACCTGTAACACCATTGACATAAACCACTTGTCCTACCGATATTCCAGCAGCTTCATTTACTTTAGCTGAAATAGTTATTGCTTCTGCGGTACCAACCGTTAGAGATGTTTGAGCAATGGCGTTAATTGTACCACCAGTACTTCTAACCAATATATCTTGGGTAGCATCACCAGCAGCAGGTGTACTATCTATATTAAGGTTAGCTACGTAAGCGGTATTATTAGATGTACCAGTGATACCAGTACCACCTAAGATAGCTGAAGCATTACCCGTTAATAGATTACCACTACCACTGATAAGCGCATTCTTTGAGTTAGACGTATTATTCTCACCAGTGATAAAACCATTATCAACGGTCGATACGTTATTCTCACCAACAACTAATGAAAGATCACCACTTATCGAGTTAGTATAACCACCAACGATATTTCCATTACCACTTATCGAGTTAGTATAACCACCAATGATATTTCCATTACCACTTGAATCTGCTGGATTAGTACCGCTTAGAACGGCTGTATTAGCACCAGTACCTGCTGACCATAGGAAAGCTCCAGTGCTACCAGTTGAGGTGCTTAGAGGGACTTGGAAGATACCATCATCTATCCTGATGAATAATTGGTCGTGACCTTCAAGCACACCGAACTCGGATAATGCTAGGTCATTCGAAGTCCAACCACTTGTGGTGAAATCTTCTGAAGGTGGTACCGTAAAGTTGGTTGCTCCGGTTGCAGTCAAAGTGTGATGACTGATTCGACTAAATTGTTTTATAATACTCATATCTTAATTCTATATATAATTACCTTATTTGATATTATGTTTCTTAGATGATTCTATCTCTGGCTCCATCTACGTTAGTTTCGATTGAATGTGTTCCTAATGGGCGCACTTCATCTCTACCACCAGATATGAAATTAACTATCTTGTTATCTGGATATGGGTTAAGTGTGGTATCTCTACCAGCATCCACATAATTGGATATTTTCACCAATGGGTTAATATAGGTTCTATTATTCTCATCGTAGTAACCACCATTTAAACCTAACACTGTGATGTTAGTTCCTCGTACTATATTATTGTCACCACTTACAAGCAGACTCTTACCCTCAATGTTATTCTTATCACCTAAGAGTATAGATGATGTGGTCTTATTGAGTGTATTTGATTTACCGTAAGCGTGTGATTTAACAGTATCTTTACTGTAGGTGTTATTAATTAAACGATTACTAGCCTCATTCAAAATACCATTAACAGCACTGGTATTATTATTAACAGTATTTATCTCATTGTTAGGGAAGAAGCTACCAATAGTTTTATCAGCAGTAATTAATTCCACTTTAGTTAAACCCTTATCATTCAAGTCGTAATCAATTATCTTATTGATATGCCACCAAGAATCGTATACATAGATACGTTCGTTTAAATCTAAGTTGGTAACATCAAGATAAGATAGATTGAAATACCCAGTCATTATATGTCCGTTCTCAAAGATGTCCATTTGAGTTCGGTAATGTTGATTGAATAAATTGTTATTAGTTAAATACTTATAGTTATGTGCATAGTAATCACAGATACCATAATTCAAATCGCATTCTGGTTCAATAGGGTTAGGATAGAAGTGTCCAGCATATCTATAATCATTTTGGTGCTGATGAAATACCTGGTCAAATACTGGTACGAATTCTTCATATGCCCAATAATGGGATAGAACATCACCTAGATATAATATTCTAATGTTATTTTTAGGGTGACGAGCATTTATATAAGGAACATAGTTACCATTGTTACTAAGAATAAAGGTAGGTGAAAATATAGGTTCCACCTTATCAGTACCTTTGATGAATTCATTTTCGAAAATATATTCTAATTGACCGAAAGTTTCGTTAGTAGTTTCAGTATATAGTTTATTTAAGACATCATCATCATCTGATGAATACGTGAATTGTTTTATCTTATTCTGTTTATTGGACATCAACTCAACATCAACTTTCGTTATATCTAACTTATCTGTCCAGTCCAATTCACCACCATCTGCGTAAAATTGGTCTCTGGTTTTGATAATCATATTGGTGGGGTTGTATTCGTCCTCAACAATATAAAGGTTGAACATCTTGATTATGCTAAGAATGAAATCAGATTGTTTCACTTTCTTAGGGATAGCAAGATTCATAGCAATAGGTGAACCTTCAATAACATCGTTATCGGTTTGATTAGTAAAGTGTGCGGTATCATCATTCTGTGCTGATACTTTAATGGTTATCTGACCATCAAACCAACCATCAGGGTTACCATTAATATCGGCATTAAAGAATCCTCTCCAATCTTGGAAGACACCATCGATAATAAGTATAGGGTCTATTGTTGTAATTACCTCTATAGTAGAAGCACCAACCATAGCATCCAAGTCGATTACACCATTTAACTCTCCTGAGTAACTACCTAAATAGTTTTCAGTATTACTTGAGTATGCTGGGTCACTGTCAGTGAAGGTGTGTTCAAATAAATCTTCATCAATATCTAGCAATACCATAACGGTACCGAAACTATTTCTTACAGCTAGAAAATGTTTAACAGAGATACCGAAATTAATCCCACCCAAACCAGTTTTAATGTTGGTTGAAGTTGAAGCACCGAATAACTCTAAGGTAACATCAGCATCATACTTAGCATAAAATTCTACAACACCACCAAGATTGGTTAGGTCAAATTGACCAGTACCTATATCATACCTACTATCATTATCATACCAACCCTGACTTAACGAATCATCATTATCATAAAGTAATGTCTCGTAATACTGAATTGGTGTTACCATTTGCCCATTATTTTCTGGTAAATAAAGGTCTGTATAATAATTGGTAACATCGTGACCAGCCCTAAAAGCCACTAAACTATCAACACTAGATTTAATAGCATCACCATTGAATGGTATAATAAGCTTATCGAATTTAAGGTCATATAATTCATCCCACTCATAGGTATATCCAACATCTGAGAATATCTTATCCCAATACACTTTAGTATATGTGGCTGGTCTGAAATCTCGTACAGTGTAATTAGAATATTGGTCATCGTTATAAGCTAAGAAATAAGCGTACCCATCAGTGGTAGTACCACTTGCCATTGATGCGATAATAGTTTCTGCTCTAATGGTATGGTCATACTCACTTAAATCTACATCAGTTAAATACTTACCAGATATCTCATTATAAAATGATGATACTTCTGATTTGATATAGCAATCATACTCAACCTTGAAGTCCTCAGAATTCTTGAATACTTTATTGATTTTACGTATTTGGAAGGTACCCTCAAAGGTGGTGAAACCATCAACGATGATTCTAACCTTTTCTTTTATTATAGGGTCGAATGTTAGTGTGTTAACATTAACATTAAAGATGTTCCCTAAGATATCATTATTATTATTAGTACCAGGAAGCTTGATGGTCTTTGACCACGCACCACCCCTATTGGCGATATTCCTAATATCGTTTAAGTTGAAGTTAAGTGCCAATGGAATGTCTTTGGACATATCCAATAAACCGTAATCTACTAATTCTAATTTTACGTTACTACTCATATCTTATCCTGATTGGGATGTGTTATCGTTAGCGAATCTCACATCAAGTTTGTATCTGATGTTCTTTTCGTTTATCTTTCTTAGTCTTTCATATCGTCTGTCTGTTACGTAGACAGCGTGATACACATCATTAATTAATATTGAAGCCTCATTTGTTGTTATAAGTTCTTCGAAGAACGCAGCCTCAGCCTCAGTCAACCAATCAGTATTAAGAGTCCAAGTCTCAGTGAAGTCAATATTGAAGATACTATTACTACGCTCATTAAGACTGTAAGTGTATTCACCACTATCTAACCCACCAATGAACTTCTTATACGTATCTCTCTTACTCACATTAACCTTCTGTTTATTATTAAGACTGAAGTTGAATGGTACATAACTACCGAATTTATCCTTGAATAGGATTGGGTAGTTGGTGAACTTATTGATACAAGAACAATCAACATTGAATGCTCTATAATCTGATTGCTCAACAGCAAAAGCAGTTATAATATTAATGGTATAGTTATCCACATCACAATCAATCATTTGAGTGGTACCAGTACTACCTGATACTACACTGAATATTGCCTGATTTAAACCACGAGGTCCTACACTTACATTCTGGAATTCATCCTGAGCAGTATATAGGTTAGGATTTAAGACCTCATACTGTCCAATTAAGGAAGATGCCGCATCATAAGTTCTCACCACCATCTTATACATACCAAGTGATATCTTATTACCCCAGATATCCAAGAACACATCGTTATCCAACGTGACGTTCCAACCGTCTGGGAGCGTTGTTAAGAACTTTTGTCCTGTACCTGAAGGGTTGTAGTCATTCCAATCCCAATTAACCCAATCAGCGTGTCGTATGGCACCATTGAATACGTGATTATCACTTATGGCTAACCCAGTAGTTTGAGTTAGTCTACCATCGTTGTATTCCGTATAGCCAGTATGGGTTGGTGAATTATCAATCCAAGGTTGGTTGATGTCAACGTAATAGTTACCACCAACGGCACCAGCACCAACGACAATCTGTAATCCATCATAAGGTTTATTTCTTACCAATGTACCACTTTCATTACCTATGGTATCTCCTTGATATTGGATGGCTAAGATTACGAAATCAGCATACACAAATTCAACATCCCAAGTACCATTATATTGTGCGAAGGTATATTGTGAATCTTGTTCAACCGTTATACTATCACCTATCACTATGCTGTGTCCGACAGAATGGAATGCTGCCCTACCAGTAGTGGCAGAAGCGATGTAGTCATATTCGAAGTCTTCAGCAGCGTTAACTACGTTTATGGCATCACCAGCAACGTAACCAGAATCTGTAGTACCAGTTAGTCTAACCATTCCACTATTGAATATGGTATCACCAAACTCCCATTGAGCGTAATATTCCTCACCAACATTAATTCGATATTCATATCCAACACTTGGTGCGTTGGTGAACCCTGTTACTGCTGTGTTGAAATCTATATCCTCAGAGAAACAACCTAAGTCGTTATTTATTATCTTGGATATGTTAACCTCTAATAAATCATCACCATATCTAGGCTTAATCTTTAAGTCAGCCAAAGTAGTTGATGTGCTTTGATTAGAAACACTCACCAAATATCTGAAGTTAGATTGGTTTACGTTAGTACTTGAACCATAAAAATACATTGGGTTGTAACCTGCGGTTAACTCTTGTGGTGACCCTGATAGTGTAATAGCCATAGCTTATATAAAGTTTAAATCGTTTCGAGTTGTATCTCAATTATGTTTGTCATAGCATCTTCAATGGCTTTATTCCATTGAGGTGATTTTAATACGTCTTCTGTTATCTTATATTCTTCGTCCAGATACTCATAATAATCCTCAGCCTCAATATTGAAAGATATCTTGTTATGCTGAATCTTAGTCTTCACATTGATACTCTTAAGTAAACTACCAGTATCAACCAGACCTTTCTTCTTGATACCCTTCTTAATTAATTCCGTTAGAATAGTATCAAGCTTCTGTATTTCAACATTAGTAGTTGCCATTATACTATAACTAAAGGTTCGAATAAATCTATTATCTGGTCTTTAATGCTTGGATTTCCAGAAGTCCATCCACCATCTGTGACGCTCTCAACGAACAACAAAAAAGCGTTATCCCCATTTAAAATGAAGTTGGAAATATTTTCCTTGTGCTCATCAAATACTTCTGGTAAGAAGTTAGAATCTGGTGCTGAGTCATCTAAAATTAACATAGCGTTAATTGCGTCTATCCTCAATAACCAGTTAGGGTAATCATCTGTTGCTGGAGCTTCCTCAAGCCAAGTCCATCCATCCACAGGATAGACGTGTTCACCAGAATTTGATGGTGTCAATTGGTATGATGTGTTAAGTACGGTTCGTCCGTACAACCATTCATCTCCGCTTTTTTTATAATAACCTGCACTCATAGTTTAAAATTTTAAGTTATAACTGTCCACCCTTTTGCTGATGCAATAGTCCCATCAGCCGTTGCTGCACCAGGATTTCCAGTTACTGTTATTGTCTTCCCAGCCACTACTGGTAGGTCTGTATATATCTCTTCCAATTCAGCCTCTTCTAATTGGCAGTTGAGGAATGTGATTGTAATAGGTACATCACAATTTCTCACTCTCGACAATCTTACTGCTGAAGCAAATATCGAACTAACATTAGTCACAGCCGACCAATCAGTTATATTTATTTCTTGTAAGGCTGAACAGTTACGGAATGTGTCATTTAAGTTTGCATTAATTGTGGTAACCAATGCTGGAATAACTATTATAGAGTAACAATTAATGAACATTCTTCTAAGTGTTGTGGCACTGGATGTATCAAGTAATGGTACACGAACTAATGAGTGACAACCACTAAATGTAGAATCAAACGAAAGTACATTGGAAGTATCAAATAATGGAACCTCCAACAATGAATAGCAGTTAATGAAGGCACTCGCAAATGATGTGAAATTCGATGTGTCAAATAAACCAATACTCTCTAATGAGTAACAACTTGGGAATGCATCGAAGTTGGTAACACTTCCAGTATCAAATGCTGGTGCGTTTTGTAATGACATACACGAACTGAACATACTAGTCCAAGTAGTCAATAATGGGTAATCTACGGGTTGGTATTCTTCCAACCCGTAACACGATTTACACATCTCACGAGTTGTGGTCACAAGAGCACCGCTTAATGTTGGTAATCGAGAAATAGAATAACAATTAAGGAAAAACCGATAATATGATGTTGCAGATGATGTATCAAAATCCCGTAAATATGATAAGTTATGACAAGAGATAAACGCATTACTGAATAAAGTAACATTGGAACTATCAACAAAATCCACGGTCTCAAGACTATAATTGTAACCAAATATATTTGTAAAGTTGGTTGCAGCAGGTGTGTCTATTTTGAGGTATGTTAAAGACTGGCAATTATAATATGTAGTAGAAAAATTAGTTACATTACTTAAATCCATAGTCCCAATATTGGTCAATGAATAACAATCCCTAAAACAATCAGTCATATTTGTAGCACTATTGGTAGCAAGATTAGGTACAGACCTCAATCCCGAACAATCCTCGAACATATCTAAGTATGTGGTAATATTAGAGGTACCTAAGAAATCAAATTGCTCTAATTGCATAGGTACGAAGTTCGTATTTCTAATACGCATTGTGGTAAGATTCTCAGCTTGCATCTGAATATCCAACCACCCTATACTGGTAATTGAGTCACCATTTGTATGTGCATTAGCCAAATCAAAATCAGTTAGATTTGAACCATCTTGTGGTGTGACCTTAATCAATACTTGTCTATACCCATCTGATGTAGTTGTGGCACTTGATGTAGCCGAATAAACAATATCTCTCTCAGCTATCACGCCCGTACCATAGTTGATGTCACCACCACCATCCCCCCAATTAACTGTGAAATCACCAGTACATTGAACCGTCACATAATTGTGTGACCTATCCCATACCGCAAACAAACCGTTAATTTCTTCTGTTGATGTACCCCCAGTTATTGTAGGGAGAGTCAACCAATCACTTGGTCGTTCATATGCTGCTACACCAAGATGAACGTCTGCTGGGCTAACACTGTATGCTGTAGCAACCCCAACATCTTTAACGGAACCAGATAAACACCAATCCCCATAAGCACCAACAGTCCAAGTATATGTGTCCCCAGTTTGGGAGAAGGTTTTATGGGTACCATCACCCTGTGGGATATCAAAGTTGTAATACTCGATTCCTGTGGCACCTGTTGTCAAAATCTTAGCATATACAGTCTCACCAAAAGTAGTTGCAGTAATAGCTGACGTTGTACCTGAATCTGAATACATTTGGACATCAACACTTAATGTTGGTGTTACTGGTGTGCAGGTAATCAGATTACCATACTCTGTTGTTCCAGTAACCCCATTCGAATCAATCCAAGTAATATCATCAATGGTATAACCTGTGGATACTGAAGGTGTTGTATCTGTGAAGCCAGATGCACTACTAAATATAGAAGTATCAGGTAATACCAATGTGCTATCAACTGGAGCGTTAGCTGTATATGCGCTCGTAGAGTTGGTAACGGTACCACCTGTGCTACAGGTTGTTGCTGTGAAACCTACCATTGCTGGTGTTACAACTGGTGAGCTGTCACCATCGTAATTGGTCACATTTGGTAATACGAACGTACTACCAGCAGGTGTTGTGGCTGAATATGTTGAACCAGAATTCGCAATGGTAACTGGGTCACAGGTTGTTGCTGTGAAACCTACCATTGCTGGTGTTACAACTGGTGAGCTGTCACTATCATAGTTGATTATATTTGGTAAAGTGAACCCACTCTCAGCAGGTACATTCTGTGTATAAGTATTACCAGAATTGGTTATCGTTGACGCTGACACGAACCATGAGACACCACTGGCAGCACCAACGGGGTCGAATCCGTTAACAGTGTCAATATTTACGTCTACAACTGATGGGGTAACATATAATGGTAGACTATTAACAGATACGTTAATATTAGGTAATTGAAGTGTCCCACCTGCCGCCACGGTTCCAGAATATGTTACACCAGAGTTTATTACTGTACCAGACAGGCAGAATGGTGTAGCACTAAATGATGTTTGTGCTGGTAATATAACCGTAGAACCATCACAATCGTAATGTGTGATATTAGGTAATGTATAACCACTTGTTGCTGGGACGGATACACTGAATGTAGCACCAGAGTTTATTATATCTGAATTACCAACCACATAAGTACTATTACAGTCAGTCGTTGTAATTAAGTCGTCAGCGCTATCTCTAATAATTACAGACCCTTGAGTCCTAATAACTGGTGTTCTCTTATTTTGGTTTGGTAGTGGTTCTGCTGTCTCTGGGTCTATAGCAATCTCATTCAAAACCATCATTCTATTAATGGTTGGATTAACTTCAAAATCCTTCTCATCCAAAATATAACCAGCCAATAACATCTCGTAAGCCTCTACATAAAAACGTCTAGCTTCAAAATCCTCGATATTACTCTCATCCGTAATAGTTGGTAGAGTGATTGGCATTGGGTGTTGCTTTGGATAGATATATGCTTGTGTTGCATTGAATGCTTTATGAACCTTCTTATGCATCACGTTAACATCAGACATCTTATTACTGAAGAATCTAACTTCATAGGTAATATCTACGGCTGTTGGTTGTGGGATCTTGTAAATGTCCACACCCAATCTGGAACCATCATTAGATGGGACTTTGTAGTAAGAATAGTTACGTTGTCCTGGTATATTAGCTAACGCTGCTTGGTTAGTTCCCTTCTGAATATCTGGGTTTCTAACGATAGTAACGAATGGCATTTTGATGTTTTTATATTCATCAGTAAATTTCCATGTTTTTTTGAAATCGGCATATCTTTGAATAGTTAGGAAAACAACAGGTACTTCCTCTCCATCAATCTCGATTCGCAAGTCCTTACTTACGTAATCAACGAAAGATGTGTCCATATCCTTTATGTGGACACCTTGTGGTAGGAACCCATTTCTATCAGCGATATTGTCTAATAGTTCTTCCCTACGTTGTGTACCCACAATCTGTGGAACTAACTTTAACTGTTTTCTAAACCCTTTTGGCATTATTCAGATGTAAATTCATTTTCATCAACTGGAGCGCAAGTAACCTTTTTATATGCACCTTTGTATCCTAATATTGTGTGTTGGTTATCATAATTTTTGATACCATCGTTTGCAATGCTGAAGAATCTAACTTCAGTATCACTCACTTGATAACCAATGTAATCACCAACGGTCAATTCAACTTCAAGTTCATCTAAATGGGCTTGGTATAATATAAATACTAAGTTACCATCCTGTAAGTCACGTAAATTTGCTGGATTGAAGGTCGTGTTTTCAGCCTCATCCACAATTGGTATGATATTCAGTTCAACTGGAACCTTATATACAACCTCACCCTTTCGAGCTTCGTTATAAATATCGGTTGTAGTCATTTCATTGTCTACCCGATATAGAATAGCCTTGAAATTACCATCACCCTCATGAACTTCACGACCCATTCTGATGTCTAATTGGTAATCTTCTTCCGAAAAGAACTTGCTAACTCTATTTATTGGTACTATTTTATTTAGTTTAGCCATAATACTTTTTAGGTAAATATCTTGAGGTTAGGTAAATTCTAAAAACACTTGATTATTAATATAAAAAGGTGTATATTTAACTCAGTATGATTGACTTAGGAGATATTAAAGGAAGGAATGCTTTAATTCGATTGAACCTTTATGAGGGGCGTAACCCGTACCTGACAAAGCTTAAAGACGAATATAAGCGTAAGGGTAAATTAGCATTGTCTAATACCCAAGAAGCCTACATTCTAGATAATTACGATAGAGAACCTATCAAAATTAATAGAGTTGTAAGTATATCCGAGTATATCGGAAAAGAGTTTCAAGAGAAACATGACCTCAAATTTACACCAGAACGTATGTATATTGGGTTCGTATTGGCTCAAACAGAGAAATCATTTCACGTATACGGTAAGTTGAGTCAGAAGCAAAAGGGTAATCGAATCTACTGGTTACCTAAGACTCAGGTAATGGAAGATTTATTCTACGTACCTGTGGATATTGATGTGGATTTCGATAAGTATCTTGAACTGGATACCAAATCTAGAACACCATTCAACCACCAAGAAAGTGGTATTAAATTCTTATTGAGTAGAGATGGTGGTATCCTTGCTGATGATATGGGGCTTGGGAAATGTATAAGTACCTCAGAATCAGTGTATTGCCCCACTGGTAAAGTTAAAATGGGTGATTTAGAAGTTGGTGATTATGTTATAGGTTCTAACGGTAAGAAAACCAAAGTAACTGCGGTTTACCCACAACCTAAAAAGGAGTTATTTAAGATAACGTTTAATGACGGTTACTCTACTACTTGTTGTAAAGAACATATGTGGACTGTAACGTCTAATAATGGTAGTGTAAATAATAAAAATAGACCAGTTAAGTATTCAAATCTAACCATTGAACAAATGTTAGATAAGGATTTAGAGTTAGAACAAAAAGGTATTGGTCACAATAAAAATAAGGTTTATAAATTTAAAACTTTTTATAAACAATCGAATGGTCAAAACAAATGGCAGATACCAATAGTACAACCAATAGAATTTGAACGCTATGATGTATTACCAATAAACCCTTATCTATTAGGTGTGAGTTTGGGTGATGGTCATATTAAGAAAAATGGCACTATCGCTATCGAATTGGGTGATTATGATTTTGATGAGATATTCAAAAATCAAGTATTAAATGAAATTAAAGGTGGGGTAAATAAAAGAAGGAATCAAATTAATACGTTAAGAGAAGAAATTATTAGACTTAATTTGAATGGTACCCTTTCTCACACTAAATTCATTCCAGACATATATAAATACTCATCCGTTGATGATAGAATTGCGATTCTTCAGGGGCTTATGGATACTGATGGTTATTGTGCTAAGTCTAATAAAGGTGTATTTGTTAGTACGGAATATTGTACAGTATCTAAGCAACTTGCTAATGATATTGCTGAGATTGTTCACAGTCTTGGTGGTATAGTTAGGAAGAAATCTAAGATTGGTTCGTATAAGAAACCTGACGGTACTAAAGTCTTATGTAAGAAAGCCTACAGGCTTAATATTAAATTCTCAAATGATATAAACCCATTTAGACTTAAGAGAAAAGCTAAAGAATATAATCCACCACAAAAATATAAGGTGGGTAGATACATTAAAAATATAGAATCTATTGGTGATGGTGATAGTGTCTGCATTAAAGTTGATGCGGCTGATGAATTATTTACATTAAATCATGGTATTGTAACCCATAACACCTACCAATCCATTATTGCCGCTTTGGAAGTGGGTGCTGAAAAGGTATTGATTGTCTGTCCAGCATCAACCAAGATTAACTGGAAGAGGGAGATTGAGATGTTCGGTGAGACTGATATTGCAATCATCAATAGTTACCAATGGCAGTCTGCTAAGTGGACAATTATTAACTATGATATCCTGAAGAACTTCCATACAATCACACCAAAGAAGAAAGCTGATAGAGATGCTATCGAATTCTGGGATAGAGATATCTGGGATGAGAAGTTTGATATCATGATTGTGGATGAAGCCCACAAGGTTAAAGACCCTAAAAGTAATAGGGGTGCCATTGTTGGAGAACTATCTAAGAACCCAGCAACAAAGCGTACATGGCTCTTAACAGGAACTCCTGTAGCCAACAGACCTAAAGACTTCTATAACCTCTTAAAAATCATTAAAAGCCCTCTGGCAGATAATTATCCATTCTTCATGAAGAGATACTGTGATGCTAAGACCATATACAAAAGGTTAGCTAGCGGTGGCACCAGAAAGATTCTAGTAGCAAACGGACAATCCAATTTGGATGAGCTATCCATCAAGTCACGAAACTACGTTATGCGTAGATTAAAGACTGAAGTATTGGATATGCCTGATAAGATTGTTACACCTACTCACCATGCTCTGACTGAAAGTCAATTGAGTGAGTATGAATACCTGTGGGAAGAATACTTGGAAGAAAGAAAAGCTAAGAAGAAAAAGGGTACACCTGATAAGGACTTGGTGGAGATTATCCTATTGAGGAAATTCATTGCTCAATCTGCGATACCAAAAACAATTGAAATGGTTGAGGATGCTATTGAAGAGAACCAAAAGGTTGTTATCTTCACAACATTCAATGAGGAACAAAATGAACTGGCTGAATACTTCGGTAGTAAGTGTGTTAGACATAATGGTTCCATGAGTGATGCTGAGAAACAAAAGTCTGTGGATAAGTTCCAGAAGAATAAAGGAACTAAGATATTCATTGGTAATATCATATCTGCGGGTGTGGGTATTACATTGACTGAAGGTACCGTTGTTGTGTTCAATTCATTTGACTGGGTACCAGGAAATAATGAACAAGCTGAAGATAGATGTTACAGGATTGGACAGGAGAATACGGTTAACGTTTACTACCAGTTATTCGAAGATACTATCACCACTAGAATGTGGTATACAGTACAGAGAAAACGAGATGTAATTGACCAGATTATCGGAACCAAAGATAGTGGTATGACCGATATGGTAGACTATGTGGTTGAAGAGGATTAACCTAAATCCATTTCCAGTAACAGTCTTAGGTAATCTGATTGAGACATATCCAATTCCAAAAGACGCTTATTTAATTTATCAAAAACGTTATTGGGGATTCGTGCTTGAACTAACCTATCTTTCCTTTTTAGTTTCATGTATGTTACAGCATTTATGAATTCCGCATATATTTCTTGTCTGAACATATTATCATTATTCATCAACCGTTTCATATCCTTTAACCAGTTTTCATCACGTGATGTTACGTCACTCCACTTAATGTTGAATATCGCAAACGCATTTTCACCCTTAATTGCTGCACTATGAAGGTCAAAAAACATATTCATACCATTTGGTGTGGACGCTATTATCATTCTAGAATCTTCACCTGATGATATCATAGGAACCAAAGCACTAAAGAGGCTTTGTAGGTTCGGTATGTGAGCAGCTTCATCAATTATAAGGTCGTCCACCATAATACCTTTTATCGCTCTTTCAGTGTAAGCCCTCACCATGAATTTATTACCATTAACCATATTAATCCTATCAGTCCACTCATCATCAACAATATCCTGATACCTATAACCTATGGTGTCACATGAATGTCGCAATATATCTTTAACCTTACGCAAAAATGATTTGGCTAAAACCATCTTAGTTGTTGTGTAAAGTAACACTCTTGAACCCTGATAGCCAGTACCAGTACCATATAATAATTGCCAGACCACATAGGTGGCTAACATAGTACTAACGTAGGTCTGTCTAGGCTTCTTAACCAATGAAAATTTATTCTCATTGATGTGGTTGAAGAACTTATATTGAAACGGGTCTAAAGTTAACTCAGATAGCTCACCCTTTTTTATGTCGTACCCGTAAGAACAGTTATTGATAAAATCATTTAATTCCATTTGTATTACAATTTAAAACTTTTGTCATACAAATAAATATAGAGCTATTGGGTGAAAGTATTGACTAGTGAAATCTTTTCCAGTATATTTATTGATATGGTACGATTATATACAATGAAGAATTGCCCGTTCTGTGAAGAGATGAAAACTCGACTTACGGAAGGTGAGGTTGAGTTCACGGAAATCAAAATAGATGAAGATTTGAATAAACCTGAATTCAATCAGGTGAAGAACATCACAAATGTTGACAGTGTACCCATCCTTCTTGTAGGAAAACAGTTCTTAGTACCCGAACGCTCATTCCGAACTATCAGAGAGGGGTTCGATATTACGAAGAAATTATTAGACGGTAAGGTGTAAGGTTTCTTCTTTCGTTGATATTTATAGTTAAATACTAATACTATGGCTATATCGACAGAAGATAAGGAAAGACTGTACAGGCAATTTAGACATTCAATGGGAGCACCATTTAGAGATGTTGAATTACTTGACGAAACCCTGTGTACATTAGTTGAGATTGCTATCGAAAACTACGCACAGTACGTGCAAGAGTGGTTAATAGAACACCAATGGCAATCATTACTTGGTGCCAACGTCACAACAACAGATATGGCATTCGCTATGTCGGTAAGGGAGTTGGATGCGGTAACCCAATACACGTATGCGTACTCAAAACAAGTGGGTCTGCAATCTAGAGGTCCTTGGGAGTTAAAGAAAGATTATGTTCAAATTGAGACTGGTCAACAGGTTTATCAAATACCTGCTGGTCGAGAAATCAATGAGGTATTGTGGATAACACCACCTACTACAGATATGGCTTTGTTTTCACACTATGCTGGACTTGATTATGGTTTCGGTGGTGGATATGGACAGCTTGGTTCTGGTGGTGGAACTGGTGGCGCTGGCGGTGCAGGTGGAACTGGCGGATACTATATCGCACCAGCATACGACATCTTACTTACTGCATCAGATTTTAACCTGAAAAATAGAATTCTTAGAAGCGAATTAACCTATAAAGTGACGGCAGGACCTGAAGGAACTAGACTATTACATCTAATGTCAGTACCTGGTTCTAGGCTTAGTTTTGGTCACGCAGGTGGTGCTGGTGCAGGTAGTTCTATTAATATGACTGGTTGTCAAGTTTGGTACCATTATTATGATACTACTCCAGATAATGTCGACCAATGTAGATTGGATAACCCTGACATTATCAAAATGTCTAATGAGGTTCCATTATCTAAATTGGACTTCGCAAACTTTAACGAACCTACCAAGGTCTTAGTTAGAAAGTTATTCGTTGGTGAAGCTAAAAGAGCTTTAGGTAGAACCAGAGGTAAATTTGGTGGTATAGTGGGTCCTCCTGAAGCTGAACGTACTTTGGATTACGATACATTACTATCAGAAGGTAATGAGGAAATCAGATATGAAATGGAACGTCTGGATGAAAAGTTACAAGCGTTGTCATCTACTGCTCAGTTAGAGCGTGTTGCAAATGAATCTGAATCACTTAATCGTCACTTGAAATTCCGACCATTAGGTTTCTGGGCATATTAAAATCCCCAGTCCCCTTCACTGTCGTACATCTCCACACCATTGTCTTCGACTTCCGAAAGGAATTCTAACCAAGTAGTGTGTTTGAATTCAGTTGTAATGTTTTGGAAATCATCATACATTAACTTAGCAGCAATGTCAATCCAGTACCTATGTGCTGCATCTTGGTCAAGTTCTTCGAATCGTTCATCAGCAAATACTTCTAAGAATTCTAACCAGTAGTCATATCGAGTTTTCTTTTTGAAATCTCTGGTGTGATAGAACAAAACGTCTACGTAATACTTGTTACGAAGTTCAGCTTTAGCTCTGAAATCGAATAGGATACCTAAGTCGGCAAGTACCACATCAAAACGTATTGATTTGAACTTACGTGTATCTACGTCTAAGTAAGCAACTCTAAGTATCTCAGGTGGAACCTTACCGTAAGTCTCCAACCTAATAATATCATCCAACTCAAGTTTAAGAGCTTCTTCCTCAATTAGAGCTTTCTCTTCGTTGATAGCGTCTCTACGTCTGATACGCTCACGCTCTTTCCAATCAGACCTCATAGGAACCCAATCTTCAGGTTCCACCAAGTAAGGTACCTCATCAACAGAATCCCAGAATTTAATCTCCTTATCCTCCATCTTCATCAAACCTTCCACATAGTCATCTTGGTCTTTTTCCTCGATAGGTTGGTTACTGATAAGCTTACATTGACTTTCAGTGAACGCAGTTCTTTCTACAAGAACGTATTCCTTAAGCTTTCTATCTCTAACCGTTTTGATTAGGATTGAATCTCTAATTTCCTTGTCGAAACAAACCAATAATGGTGCTACCTTTTTGTTTAAGTTGTTGATATACTTCGCAGCATTGTATTCTTCGTTGGTAAGGTTGGGGTCTGATTCTAACAAAGACTCTGGAATGTTAGTACAATTAAGTGTAACACTTCTCTTCTTAGTTTCCTTATCAGTCACCACTTTTACATCACCTGTAGATGCCGCACCAGCATTGTTAACATAGTAAATAACATCACCTAAGTTAGGTTTGAGGTTATTTGCTATTATAAGCTCCATATGAGCCTTTCTTGCCTTGAAGGTACCACCTTTGGTTTTGGTCTTACATTCAGCTTTGTAGGACTCTACAGTTTGCTTAACTTTACTCTTGGATGCAATCTTGATAATTGGAATCTCGTAGTTGAAAATCTCATCTACTTTAGCATGGTAAGCCTGAATGAATTCATAACCCTTATCAGCCAATAACAATGGAATACCTTCATCGACAAATTCTTCAATATATGTTGGCATTACTTTAGACTTGATTGAGTTACCAACAAGCTTAACCTTACCGTCAATCATGTTAGCGTAGTTCTTTCTCTTAAAGTTGATCGTAGAGTCACAGATGTCATCAACATCAAGACCCATCCAACCTTCCATATGAAGTTCGTTAAACTCAGCTACAACCGCATCAACACCAGACAACTCACCCATACCTTCATACTCTTTGGTCTTCCAATGAGCACATGTAGGTGTGTATCTATAATCATCTGCTGAATCGGGTACTTCAAAGTTGAAACCATCTGTGTCACCAACAAGCGCTGTGAAACCTTTTTCGGTGAAGAAGCTAACCATTAGTCTAAGGTGTTGTCTTGACATGCAAGTTGTTCTTTCCGCAGAAGGTAAATCACCCCATGGGAACAAATGTGGCGCACCATACGAACCAAAGAACGAGTTAGCCAGAATCTTAAGTGGTAACTGCTTCTTATCAGCATCGGATTCTAATTTATAAAGGTTATCTAATTCATCCTTAACCTTCTGATAATCAGCGTGGTTAACACCCATCTTCTCAAGACGTTCTTTAACCTTTTTAGCTTTCTTATAATAATCACCCGTTAGGAACTTGTACTTATCACGTGTTGACACAATGTAAGTAAGTAATCCCTTCATAACATGTGATATGTCTAAGTCTGGGAAGATGTTCCATGTGAGCATTGTTTTTGGGTACAAAGCCGCGAAGTCAAGTTTGATAACTCGTTTAGCGTAACCAGTACGTAACAATCTAGAAAGACCACCAGTAAATGGTTCTTTAGTACCGAATGATGGGATAGCAAGATTTTGCTCATAAGACCAAGCCGCCATCAACAGTTTCCACTGACCTGCGGTACCCATTGTAGAACTACGTTGGTATGTTGTTGGTAGAATCTTGGATAATAAGAATGATGCTTGATTGTAAATTGCATCTACCTTCTCTGTTTCCCAAAGGTCATCTAACAGGTAACGCTCTACGATGTATGCACCACTTGTGATTTCAATATCACCATCTAACGTATCCCCATTCTTGTCAGTAATCTTACCCCAAGTGCCATCCCTATCACAGAACCAGTAATCGTTAACTTTATCTTTCCAAGTGTCGTAGATTTTATTACCCTGTATGTATACACGGTTTTTCTTCTCAGCCTTAGAGAATTTGGTTATGTATTTAAGACCCCATTTCTTAATATCCGAGTTAATTGCCTGAGCACGTTTAACTGCGTGTGAAATGTCTAAGATGTTGAAACCCCATAAGTGCGTCTGTGTATAAACCTCAGAACTCTCACCAAGTTTCAATTTAGAGTTCTCCTGTCGTCTTATCTTGTTTTTACCATTAAGTGATACCGCTAAGTCGGACATAGGAATACCTAAGCGTTTACAACGCCTCTCAACGTAATCCCAGTCAAAGTTCTCTGAGTTGTAACCAGCGATGATGTCTGGTCGCTTCTCGTATATAATCTTGAAGAACTCCCCAATATTGACTCGTTCCGAATCTCTACGTT